CCTGATTCAATCAGGGATATGTCATTGGCAGATTATGCGAAACAAAGAGCCAAGCTTCTTGGCACTGCAGCCAGCAACCGTGGTCAGGGACTGTTCGGTTAATCCCCCACCAACCAACTACTGAAAGGACTTGACCTAAATGGCAAGTGCAATTACAGGCTCCTCGCAACTAGCGAGTGCTCCAACAGCTTACTCTGGTTCAAACTCATCTTTGAACCAGGCAATTCAAACAATCTGGTCAAAAGAAATTTTGTTCCAGGCAATGCCAATTCTTCGTTTTGAACAGTTCGCAGTAAAGAAGACTGAACTAGGAGTTGCTCCTGGTCTTCGCGTTAACTTCCTTCGTTACAAGAACTTCGCAGTAGACCCATCACCTCTTACTGAAGGTGTCCGTATGACAACCAACGCTCTCACAGCAGAGCAGATTGCAATCACAGTTGCAGAACACGGCTACGCAGTAGCAGTTTCTGAACTACTTTTGAATGCATCATTTGATGACGTAATGGCTTCAGCTTCACGTCTTCTTGGTCGTCACATGGCACAGTACCTAGATGTACAGGCACGTAACACACTTTCTGCAGCAACTTCTGCAGTATTTGGTTATGACCGCTCAGGCATCACAGGTGGCGCTTTCACTAACTACGATGAAGGCACAGCTGCAACAGCAATCTCACAGCTTGATGGAAACCACAAGCTAACAACAGGCGCAATCAAGGATGCAGCTCTTACCCTTGCTGGTAAGAACATCCCTCGCTTAGGTGAGACATACGTACAGTTCGTACACCCAAAGCAGTCACGTGACCTACGCTCTAACCCAGAGTTCATTGAAGTCACAAAGTACGCTGCTCCAGGTAACTTCATGCTCGGTGAAATCGGTCGTCTATACGACGTAGTATTCATTGAAACAACACAGATTAAGAAGCTTGCTGCTGGTGGTACATACACCACATCATCACTTGTCGGTGCACCAGCATCAGCAACTAGCATCCCTGCATCTGCTAACACAGCCCCAGGCTCAGGTGGAAACCCAGAGTCTGCAGATTACACAGTTGAAAAGGGTTACCTAACTTCAGCTACAGGTAACTCAGCAGATGTTTACGAATCAATCATGATTGGTGACAACGCATTTGGTCACGCAATCAGCCTTCCAGTTGAACTACGTGACGGTGGCGTTCTTGACTTCGGTCGTGAGCACGCTCTTGCATGGTACGCAATCTGGGGTCTAGGTGTTATCACCGACCAGGCTATCGTCAAGGTTTACACAAACTAAGACTCGCTTTACCGATGTCTGGGGACCCTACTCCTTCCTGGGTCCCCAGCCATCATTAATCAAAAACTAACATAGGAGAAATACACCGTGGCAAACACACCAACAAGTCCGTTAGACGCAACAGGACGCGCAGCAGAAACTGCAGCGAAGAAGAACGCAAAAGCATTACAAGACCGCAAAGATGAAATTTCAATTGCGGCACAAGTTGAGGCAGAGAGTTTAGAAAATAACGTCTTTGACCCAAAGAAGCCAGATGCTCCACTTGTCCTAGACGAGATTGAGAACATCGGAGTTACAACAGCGAATGACTCAGTCATTATTCGCACAATTACAGATATTGACGAGATGACATACGGAGTAGGAAACCACTACAGCTTTAAAGCTGGTGTGAAGTACCGCGTCTCTGGTCACCTTGCTAACTACCTAGAAGAGCTCGGATATATTTGGCGGCCTAACTAAGCCGTCAAAAAGTAGTCCGACCCTCAACTGGTTCCCGCCCTCCTCCCAGTTGGGGGTTGGACCTTTTTTATTGAGTTATTTTTGAGATGATTGCTTCATACAGCTTTTGGAGGTTACGTGGCTATTCTTACAAGTTTGGCAGGCCGTTTACGGTCCGAGCTTGGTGACTTCCCTAAATCGTTTGTTTTCCAAACAACTGCTGATGGAACTTCAACACGTTACTTAGTTCCTTACTCTCCTCTTGATGGTCTTAACTTAATTATCACCGTTAATGGTGTAGACGTTTCTACTACTGTAGAGGTAGAAGAAGCAACTGGATACATTGTTTTTGATACCGCTCCTTTGTCAGGTCGGTTGATTGTTGTTGCTGGAAATTACTACCGCTACTTTACAAGCGCTGAAATTGAGCAGTTTGTAACAACAGCTTTTCAACAGCACACCGCAAATCACAACGACTCTTATGGTCGTTCTGTTGCTATCTCAACTCTTCCTACACTAGAAGAGTACCCAGTACTTGTTTTGGCCTCTACCTTGGCTCTGTACACCTTAGCTACCGATGCTTCATTTGACATTGATATTACAGCTCCTGACGGCGTTCAAATCCCACGCTCTGAACGCTACCGTCAGTTGATGCAGATGATTGAAGTCCGTAAGAATCAGTACAAAGAACTTTGTTCACAGCTTGGTATTGGTCTTTACAAGATTGACGTGTTTAGTTTGCGCCGAATTTCAAAGACAACAAACCATTATGTACCTATCTATGTTCCTCAAGAGATAGACGACAGAGAACCAAAGGAACGCGTATACATACCAATACCTACCTATGGTGGCGTAAAGAAACTAACCTCTGCGTTTACTCAAGATTTGTACGTTTACACTGGAGATAGCTACTCAGTACAGATTCAGTTTGGCTTTGAGGTCAATACTTATGTTGCTAAATCAGAGATTCGTCCTGCTCCAAATAGCCCAATCCTACTTGCAGCTTTTGCAACCTCTTACCCCAACGTAGGAGCCGTAGACGGTACTGGATTACGTACATTGCAGTTAGACCTAACTGCAGTACAGACAAAGAAGCTTCCTGGCGTCTGCTATTACGATGTACAGCTAACTGACTCAAGTGGGCTTGTTCACACATACGTCACTGGAAAAATCTTTGTAACTCCACAGGTGACTCAATGACCCAATACGTTCGTCCAGGTGAATCCACAGTACCAAACCCAGATATTGTCCTTATTGATGCCCCAGCTCCAGGAAGTATCTCTGGAATAAATCCAATTATAGTTGGGGGACCTGCACTTCAAACTCTCGCATATACTCATACACAAAGCGTCTCGTCTAACACCTGGGTCATAAATCATGGTTTGAACTTCTTTCCTAACGTAACGGTTGCTGATTCTTCTGGAGCCATTTGCGAAGGCGAGATTGCCTACACAGACAATGATTCGTTAACTGTAACTTTCACTGGCGCGTTCAGCGGCGTAGCTTATCTGTCATAAGGAGACATAAGAAATGGCACGTAAATTTTTAACCTCAATTGATTTAAACAAGAACGAGCTTCAAAATGCTCGTATTCAAAACTTAGCAGCCGACCCATCTACTCCTGTTGCTGGACAAGTTTATTACAACACAGTCGCTAATGAAATGCGCATTTACAATGGCACTGCATTTGAAGCCATTGGCCTAAACGGTGTAACAGCAGATGCAGCAGAACTCAACATCCTTGATGGTGCAACTCTTACTACTACAGAGCTTAATTATGTTGATGGCGTAACTTCTGGGATTCAAGGTCAGTTAGACCTAAAAGCTCCTTTAGCAAACCCTACTTTTACTGGGGTTGTAGACATTGCATCTACTGCAACAATCCGTTTTGATGGCGCTACAGCAGATGCAAATAAGACAACTCTTACAGTGGTTGACCCAACTGCTGGACGAACAATTTCTCTACCAAATGCTACAGGTACCGTAGCTCTTGTAGAAAACAAGCTTCACGATTTTGCTCTTGCCACCGCTTCTGTTGACCTTAACAACCAGAAGATTACAAACCTTACAGACCCAGCTAACCCACAAGATGCTGCTAACAAGCGCTACGTTGATGCAGCAGTTGTTGGTATTGACTGGAAAGCATCGGTACGTGCAGCTACAGTTGCAGCTGGAACTCTTGCAACATCGTTTGCTAACGGTCAAGTTATTGACGGAGTCACTCTTGCTACTGGTAACCGAATTCTCATTAAGGACCAGGCAACTGGCTCTGAAAATGGTATCTACACAGTAAACGCAACAGGAGCACCTACACGAGCAACTGATGCAGATACTGCTGCAGAAATCACTGCTTCTTTTGCAGTCTTTGTAGAAGAAGGAACTGCAAACGCTGATTCTGGCTACACACTAACAAACAACGGCACTGTAACAATCGGAACAACAGCACTAGTATTTACGCAGTTTACTGGCCTCGGTCAGATTACAGCAGGTAACGGTTTAACTAAGGCAGCTAACACTATTGATGTTGTTGGAGGCTTAGGCATTGTTGCTAATGCTAATGACGTTGCAATTGATACTGCAGTAGTTGTCCGCAAATACGCAGTGGCTATTGGTGATG